GCAACACCCCCATAGACGATTATATTCGTTTGGCGGTATCTTCTGCTGAGTACAGGGCAGACTCAAGCTATTCTGAAGCGGATATTGAGTTTGCTTACTTTAATGTGATGAATCATATCAGTGGCCAAACGTGCGGGTGCAACATGGACAGGCTGGAAAAAGAAATTCTCTTACAGTTCAAGAGGTTTATGAATGAGTTGGTGCCGGACTATGAAGAAATTGCTAACAGCTAAAATATTATTTACTCTGGGGTGCGGCACACCATTCTTTAGTGTCGCCCCCGAAGTAATGTGCGACGAGCATTGCTGGCACATCCGCGATTGCGCCGACGAAAATTCTGGTGTCGTAAAAATTGATAGCCAACTTCCTGCTGGAGAGTGTGTGCCTGATTGCATGGCCCGCTGGGATAACAGTGAAGTTGCATCGGCTTATAACAGGCATCGACGTACTTCTAAGTACGATTCTGAACTGCAACGTGGTGTAGATGGCTGCGAATATGTAGAGTATTTCAGTGCCAGATTCGGTGAAACTGTTGAATGTAAAGGGGAAATTACGGCAGTCGTTAGGGGCGGAGAGTTCTTTGACTGCTATGTACACTAAGTGCTTTTCTTATTGACTTAAGACTTAATAACATATAAAACTACAGTGGGGGGTAAAATGAGTAAACTATACAGGGCTATGGATTCAGAGAAACGTGCTTACGAATTAGGCATGGCCATCTCAGATGTAAGCGTTAGTCTTGAGCGGCTGGACGGGCTGCTGAAGAGTTGGGATTCAGAGAAAATAGATGAGGCTAGGGCCGCATTGGATAAGCTTAGGGCAAGGGTGGAGGAAGCAATATGAGCCGCGACGACTTCATTCATACTAATTCCTCGTTGAATACATATCACTCATGCCCCCGTAAATGGAAGCATAAGTACTTGGATTTATACAGAGAATCTGCAAAGTCCTCGCCGCTGATGACGGGTAGCGCCGTACATTTGGGGCTGGAAAAATTCTGGACGGGTAACACTCTTGAAGATACCCTAACCATCATGGAAGGGTTTTTTACTGATGAGTAACCGCGACTTTTACAGCACTGATTCCGGCCTGTATGACAGGGCTAGGGCTAGGGCCATGACTGCCGGATACTTTGACAGGTATTCCAAGGACAAGGAAAATTATTCTACCGTATCAGTGGAGGAGGTCTTCGATATTACCGAAGGCGGCGTCCGATTCGGTGGTAAAATCGATACCCTGCTGCGCCGTAAGAGTGACAACCGCCTCATCCATATGGAACACAAGACTAGTGGCTGGGCTAAAGTACTTGACGAGACATCGGACTACTGGACAAACCTATTTATTAACAGGCAGATAGCACTATATAGTTTTGCTATTGCTAAAAAATATGGAGAAATGCCACTGACAATTTGGGATGTAGTGTACAAGCCACGCCTAGATATTTCAGGAAGCAAGGTGCGTCAGCGCAAGACTGAAACTGAGCTAGAATTTAAGACACGTAAGAGTCTTGGATTAGAATCGCCTGAGGCTTACGAGAATCGCCTGAGAGAAGAGTACAGGGCTAACCCTAAGTACTTTATTCGCCGCGAGATAAACCTCTTAGATGACGACATACAGGCGCTGGTGGATGAATCACATTTCACTAGCCTAAGAATAAATTCAGTCATGGACTGGAAGGATGGCTACACCAGAGAAGACATTCAATGGGCACGTAATCCGGTGGCCTGTATGAGTAATTGGGGAACCTGTGCATTTCTACAGACTTGCAGTGGCTTTTCATCACTAGAAAATAACAGTAAATTAGAGAAACTTGAAACACCACACCCTGAATTGGAAGTGGAGAAAGATGAAAAAGATGAGTGGAAACTTTGAGTTAAGCCCTTCTGTACAGGAGAGGCCACGGCCACGCATAGCCGTTTATGGGCCGCCGGGTGAAGGTAAAACCTCCTTTGCCGCTGGCGCTGGTGAAAAGGTGGTATTTCTAGCCACTGAGGATGGACAGTCAGGCATGCCAGACATCGTAAGGTTGCCCAACAAGGGTGTACTTGGAAGCACCGATGAGTTGGGTAGCGCCCTCAATACTCTGGAAACCAATGAACACAACTTCAAGTGGTTGGCTATCGATACCATTGGTGGTATTGAGGCCCTCTTGGCCGAACACGTATGCCGCACACAGTTTGATGGCAAGTGGAATGCAACCAAGGGCGGCGGTGATTGTTACAACTCTTATGGCAAGGGTGTACGTGCTACTGCCATGCTTATGAAGAAGTTTCTTGGGCGGCTGGATGCACTGAGAAATAAGAAAGATATGGGCATCATCCTGCTGGCACATCAGGGCATTCATAAATCAGCCAGCATGCTGGGGGAAGACTACTTTAAATTTGCCCCCGAAATGGACAAGAACTCATGGCACGTAGTTTGTGCGTGGACTGATATTGTTGGACACGCCATGCGTCCGGTTACAACAATGCAAAGACTTGGCGAGAAGTCGAAGGTACTTAGTACTGAGGCTGAACGCCGCATTTATTTCAGTGGTGGGGCTGGCAGAGATGCTAAGTGTCGCGCTGGTTATAGTATGCCTGAAAGCATACCACTAAATTGGGATTCCTTTACGGGGGCCCTCAACATTAAGGAGTAAAAATGTTGGATTATGGACAGGCTGGTGACTTCAAGAAAAGTGAAGTTGGCGGCATCAAAATTGAACCCGGCAACTACAAGTTTAATATTGTAGACGCCAGCGAAACAACCAGCAAGCGAGGGCACACGGCACTGGCTATTAAAATGGAGGTTTATGTAGAGGGCGAAGGCGGTACAACTCCAGTCAATGTGAATGACTGGGTGTACTTCACAGAGGCATCGGGCTGGAGACTCAAGCAATTTCTCCTTGGTTTAGATAGGTTGGAAGCGCCACCTACCGAAGCCACGGAGTACATTGGACTTGGCGGCACTGGCAAATTTGTCATTGGCGACTCCGGTTTCCTTGAAATTGGCTCATACCTTACCACTGGTAACGGTATAGCTATATCTGATAATAGCGTACCGTTCTAGTACGCAATACTTTCTCTTAGGGTATGCTGTAAGGTATGGGGCCTACGGTATGCCCTAAGGAAGAGAGAGGATATGCCATGAGTGATAATGAAGGCCATGTTGCTAAGTTTAGACGCATTAAGGCACGGGCACTTGAAAGCGGGTGTGCTGGGCTGGATGTGAGAATGGTTCAGAAGGAAGGTTCTTGGTATGCCAAATTTATAAACAATGGCAGCGACATCGAATATTCCCCCAGCGATTCATCCAGTAAGGATATAGTTTCCTTCATTAAAAACAGCCACAAAGATGTAATGTGGCTTATTGAACGTCTGGAAAATAACAGCCGGGTACTCTTGAGGGACAAGGTTGATAAGCTTGAGGGGCAGATAGAAGAATTTAAGGAAGCGAACCGAAGAATCTATTCCAAATACCGCAGCTTAAAAGAGTCAAAAGAAGATTCCGATAGTGGTGGAGGCTTGCTTCTGACTTTATAATCTGCCATAATACATCGGTGGTGTCGGCGGGTATCCCCTACCTATTACCCTCCAGCCCGCTGATGCCACACCTTGGAGGGTAAATGGATAAATATCAAATAGAAAGATACCACAAGGCAATGTGGCACGGGCAGGACTGCGCTGGGGTAATGGCAACCATGAGGCCCGGACAATCGTATTCAGATGAGGACTTACTTAAGAAGGTGAACATATCCAAGAACAGACTTTTGAAGGCCCTAAAAAAACTGGAGGGTTTCGGGGACATAACTTGTTTCCAGTACAATGACGACATCATGTGGAAGGTGGTTACCAATGATGAATAGATACTTGTTTGCAGACAAGCTGAAGCAGGGCGGTGACGTACAGGCAAATATGGAGCTATGGAACAGCGTTTATGAGGCATTTTTTGGCAAGCCCGTTGTTATAGTGAATGTTAGCGAGGACGGGCCCGAGCAGCGTGGTGGGGTTGACCACTGGGTTGTGGTTGATGGAAACGATAAGAAGCTAATAGCAATAGACACCAAGGCCGATTTTTACGTGTCGAAAAATATATGCGTCGAATTATGGAGTGACGTTCACCGGAAGAAACCGGGGTGGGCCTGCAAGCCAATGCAGTGCAAGTATATTGCGTACTATTTCGTCAAGTGTGGCGAAGTGTACATGATACCACACAGTAGGCTACTCAAGGCAACCAAGAAACATATCGAGTCATGGAAGAAACACGGCAGAGTCATAAGAGTCGCCAGTAATAGCTGGGTGGGCGAGAGTGTACTTGTCCCTAAGGAATTATTTATCAAGGACATGAAGCTGGAGGATAATATAATACAGGTGACGGATGAAAAAACTTGAGAAACTTAATGACTTTCTATTCGCGGTTGTGATAGGAATGTTTCTTGGGTTGTTAATTATGTTGGGAATATTTGGAGGATATTATGGTTGAATCAGATAAGCATGAATTTCTATCCCTGATGACAGGGGTTGCTCAGACATATAATAAGCAGGTAGGTGACATGGCAATCGTCGCCTTCTGGAATATACTAAAGGACTATTCTCTTGATGAGGTACGCAAGGGCATAACCCTCCATGTTAAGACAAGCAAGTGGATGCCACGCCCAGTGGAGTTGCTTGAGTGCATCAAGACTGCTGGCGCTGAAATGCCAGTGGCCGATAGGGCCGCCATTACTTGGCAGTATGTATCTAAAGCTTGCAGGAGTGTCGGCAAATATCGCAGCGTAGACTTCGATGACATCATTGTTAATGCAGTCATCAGAAACATGGGTGGCTGGAGTGAGTTGTGCAGCCGACAAAAGGACACCTTTGAGTCCTTCACCAGAAAAGAATATGAGGAACAGTACGAAAGAATATGTAGGATAGGCGCTCAACGGGGAGAATACGCACATCTTCCCGGTGCGGGCACGGAGGCTGAGAAGCTACTGGCATCCTCTCCAGTAGTTATCAGGACTGGACTACCCCCGCATGAGCGCCTAGCATCACGAGGTATGCTTGAGGAGGCTACCGAGGCGCCTGAGGAAGCCAGAGAAAGATTAGACAGTATGGTGACAGCACTGGCGGGGAGAATGTAATGGACGAATATATTGAAAAGCTAATAGAGATGGTTCAACAGGCAGCCGATGATGAAACCACAACAGCTTGCGTTAGCGTGGTGTTTCTCAGGGAGTTGCTTAATAAAATGATAGAGGAAAGCAAGGGGGCAGTCAGTCCACTTGACGATATGTTTGACATTTAATTGGGGGTGTAACTTGAGGCATTTTGATGGAATGGATTTTGCGTTAATCGGGGTAGAGCAGGGGGAGTTCTCTGTGGCCAATGGCTGCGTGACTACACAGTACGATATGACGCCAGAGAAAATAAAGAAGCTTGAAGAATTTTATGGTACTAAAATATATTTAGGACTAAAAGATTCCAGAAAGGATTCGGTTAGAAGTCCTATTGAAACACGTTTGTATGATAGCTGGCACAAGATTCAGCAGAGGAAAAGAAGATGATAGAGTACATGACTTTTACATTAGGAATTATTTGTTTAGCATTAGCATTTCTTTTTTCAGTGGGGTGTGTCAGTGGCCGGGTGTACTACAATGGGCTGGCACACTATAACCATGAGTTGGGGTGCCATAGTCAATATGAAGATGATACCCCAGAGTGGTGTTATGAGCGGGACTAAGAGTCGCAACAAGGGGCACGGGTTTGAACGTGACATGGTGAAGCTGTGGAGAAAGTACTTCCCTCAGCATCCAATCCGCCGGGGACTGGGCCAGACACGCACAGGCAACGAGGTATGTGATGTCGAGGGCCACCCCCAATTTTGGATAGAGTGCAAGAGGCACAAGCAGGTAGGCATAAGGGCCGCACTTAGGCAGGCTGTACGGGATACAGATTCAAGAATGCCTCTGGCCATATGTAAGGACGATAGGCGGGAGGCCATTATTGTTATGAGACTTAATGATTTTATGGAGGTAATTTATGAGAAGCAAGCGCAAGAAATATCCGAGAGTGAGAAGACTAACGAGGGCGGAGAGGGGTGACGTCGAGTTGCTTAAAAGAAAAATTATGGAAGAGATGGGTGAACGCCCGTGTGTCAGTGATAATTGGTGGGATAGGGTTAGGGGTAATCTTATTGACATGTCACTCCATCATGAGCCAGTGGTATTCAACCAGATATGGCAAACTGTAGACTTATGGTTTTTATCCGATGGTAGATTATAAAGAAGATAAATCCAGAGACTTTTACAGGCAGCTTTTGGATACGAATATGATTATTGATATGGGCTGGGCCTCCTTTCAGATAACCCTAAAGGATAACCTTGTCGATGATGATGGGGACAAGTGTTATGGTTGGGTTGATTTTAGTGCTAGGGTCATGGGGCTGGAAAGGAATATGCCCGATGCCTTGGCTAGGGAGACATTTTCACACGAGATGTGGCATATCCTTCTGGAGACAGTTGGCTATGGTGATGACTTATTTGATGGTAAAATCATAACGAATAATGAGCATCTCACAGAAGCAATAAATAAAGTTGTAGCTATATTCAAACGATTAAATCCAAGACTATACAGGCTATTGTTTTGGTGTCACTAGGGAAGGACGATGCCGTGCCACTCCATTATGCCCACCGCAGCATCACCTCCAAGTTCTTCCCTAAGTGGCCTAAACTCATCCCCAACGTACTGCCTCACTTGTTCCATTCTCATAAGGGTGCCGGGGCAGGACTTGCCCACATCTTTCGTAGAGTTGTGTAATTCAGTGTGGCCCCACAAGTCTGCCCTATTCATGTGAAGGCATAAAAGAAGACTCAGTTCCCTAACTGCTTTCTTCTGGTATTCGTTTGGGTAGTTATATCTAAAGTCACCACGTACAGCTATGGCTAAACTCTTTACGTTCCACCTTCTGGCGTGGGCTCCGCACTCATCTAGGTGAAGTATCTGCTTGGTGTTATCATAGTCCACCAGAAAGTGGTAAGGATTTTCTCCACCAGTTCTGGACAACCGGGGGTGGGTTTGGAACCAGCGACACATGTGCAGTGCCCAACTGTGTTCCTTGTTTTCTTTACTCTCATCACCGTTGCAGTAGGTACAGTCGCCTTCCCTGCAATCCAACTCTGGCCCTATGCGATGAATGACTACCTTCTCAGGCTTGATGAGTACCTTGTATTTCCCGTCACAGGCTGCTTGGGTGATGTCTTCGACATGCAAGTCAAGCATGCTTATGGTTTTACCAGTTGAATCTGAGTCCACTACTGGCCCCCCATCCCCAGCCGCCTCCATCAAAACTATGCTCTCCAAAGGCGTCAGCGAAGAGGGATATGTTCTTCCGCAGTTTAAAGCTGTGCTGTACACCCGCCCTTGCGGCGTCCTTGTCTGTTGTAATAAATATTGAAGTGCAGCCCGTACCCACTGATAAAGTTCCCGCAGCATCTAGTCCCCCTAAGACTTTTTTTCAACGGCTGTTCCAAGTGCTTTTAATTTAATCATGTCCTTCTTCACGACAGCCCTTGAGGCCGTGTACCCAAGGCTTGCTAGTAAACTACCTACCACACCAACTATACTTAAGGCAAGGGGGTTTTCTACAAAGCCTGCATTCTGTATGGCCTCAATGAGTGCGGCTAGTACGGGGAGTACGATGCTTGCAATCACAGATATTTTAGCCAGCTTAAATTCACTGGTGTTTTTTCCTTCAGACATTTAAACTCCTATCTTCTTTCCACTGGGGGTGATGGTTGTTCGGCACTGCGTCCATCGCCATCGTCTACCGGGGAATCTATCCGTGGTTCAGGGCCGCGACTCATATCAGACGCTGGTGCCGCTGGCGCACTTGGTGCAATCATTCTGGCATCGTTGGCATCTTCTAAGGGGGATACCACAGCCGCTAGAATCTCCCCTATGGTTGCGCTGGCCGACTGCCCGGTTAGTTCCTTACTTATACTCTTGCTCAAATCCCCGTCCCTGAGGAAACCCTCCGCCAGTACGTCCACCTTATCATCCGGTTTCATCGTTAGCGTTAGTTGTCGGATTCTTAATTCTCTTGCCATATTATTCTCCTTGATTAAAATTTAAGATAATGTTTTGATAGTAGTCCATGAGGTTCCATCGTGTTTAAAAAATACGACTGCGCCAGTCTCACAGTTGAAGTCCACGGCATACATGTCCCCACCAGCAGGCTGGTTGCCCTTAAAATAAAGTTTAAACTTTCCGTTGGTGCTGGCATGTGGCGAGGCAGTCCAAGATGGGCATGGTGCATCGCCTATCCCTGTTACGGCAGTGGCATCAGCGGCATGTGTGTTATGGAACTTGACTCTGTTGGAATATGACGAAGTGCCGTGAGGCCCTCCAAGGTTAATCGGGCACTGCTGTGTGCCATCGGGGCTGAGTCCAAAATAAAATGGCCTGCTAAAGTGCGAGGAATAAAAATATGTTCCGCCGGGGGCTGTCCCGGCCGAGTTGGCACCAGCCCCGCTTATGTATGTGGTGTAGCTGGGGTGTGTGTTGGGCTCCGCCTTAAATACAAAACTCCAATCCCCTGATGCACTGCCCCAATCTGGATAGTTTCTGTTTTGGAATCTAGCCATCTCCTTTATTGCAGGATAATTAGTGGCGGCCTCTTGTTGGCTAGTATAGACGCCTAGCGACATGTTTGCCGTGCCACGCCCATCACCATTTCGTTCCAGTTCACCGATGCTGAAGAATGCGTCTAGGTTAAGTTCGTCTAGATTTCTACTTAGCCTCAGAGGGTAGCAGTAATCCCCTGCTGGGGAGGTGTATGCCATGTACCACCTGCGTATCTCGTCAGAACTATCAAGCCCATAGCCGCCAGTGTACCATGCCTCATAATCGTTGTTGGAGTTTCGCAGCTTGTACCCACCATAGCCATCGCCCCTGTGTGTTATAAAGCCCCTAGTATGGGTTATTGCATCCCTGTTTATGATGGCACTGGTTACATTGTTATAGGCAAATTCAGTTTGCCCACTTATGTGTGCTGGATAGCCACCTGCGGCCGGGTGATTTGGCCCATAGCCCGTCAGCGCATCATGGGCCTCTATCACGACTGAGCCCGTCCCATGATGCTGTAGGCGGGATGTTGCATTTGCACCCGTTGAAGAGCGAAGAAGCCTAGTTCCGTAGTCGAGATGTACATCGTCACCCACCAATTCCAGATATGCATACCCAGCAGTCCCGGCCTGCCTGTCGCTCCCTATCCTCATCATTGCCGTGCCGTTGCCTATACCGTAGCCAGTAAAAAAGTAATTGCTGGCTGTTGTATTTGTAGGGTGTGAGTGGAATGTGGTGTATCTGTCTTCCCCAGTCATCGTCAAGGCTAGATTGTTGTCATCGCCACCGGCCTCATTAGTCCTTACGCCGAGATATATGCCTCCCTTAGAGTTCCCGGAGCCGTACTTGGTGCGAATGAATATATCCCCAGAACTTGTCCCGGCGACATGGGCGTCACCTATGTGCTGGAAATACATATGCCCGGTGCCCTGTTGTTCGGCAACAAATATTCCATCCGGGCCCCCAGCCCTGTGTAATTGGGTATTATAGGTGTAGCTTGCGGCACCGCTGTCTTCTGTCCTGAACAAAATGGTTGTATCGCCAGTGCCAGCCCTTTCCTCACCAAGTCTCAGGGTGTGATTGCTGGTGGTAATATTATGCCCAGTGTATAAGTCGCCGCCTATTTTTGTGAATCCGCTGGAGTTGGTTTGGAAACAAAGAGTGTCATATACTCCATCGTCATAGTAGAATGGTGCGGTACCCCCACCACTCACCACAGCGAATGAATCGTTACCCTCATTATTCCTTATACCTACAACCATGTGTCCCGCAGCGGGACTCTCTAGTAACCCTCCAAACTGTGAGCCAGTCACGAGGGGGTATATCTCGCTGCCCGGTTCGCCGGGTTGGTTGTTGTAGCCACCAAGATTAACCTCGCATAAAAAGTGTCCACCGGATGCGTCTGCATCATCATAATTCTTTACGGTTAGCATCCCGTGATAGTCTGAATTGACGTAGGTTGTGGTTATCCCGGTGTATGCCCCAGTGACATTGGGGAACCCACCAACGTGTACGCTGCCCTCTACAATCAGAGAATTTGTGGGGGCCAGTAGCTGGTTAATCCCTTCCCCGATGATTGCGTTGCCATCGACAGCGAATGTAGATGCCGCTACCTCTGTCAAGTTCTCACCAACACGCATACCCTCGCTATGAATAACGGCCTTGTGTTGGAATCCATTAACGTTATCATACTGGCCGAGGAAAAGTCTGCATGGCTTCTCCCCCTCCATACCAACGGACGCTATTCTTGTCCATGCACGGGTGTTTTCGGTGGCCGCCGTAGCAGGTTCACTTGGCGTGTTCACTGCATGAAACATAAGCCCGGATTCACCGAAGCCAGAGAAGTTCGTACGCAGATATATATTTGGCGTATTGTCATAGGTGTTATCATTATCGGCAAGTATATCGAGTGCCGTGGATGGAGTCCATATTGCGTCTGTGTTTATTCCTACTTGGGGGCCACTTGTTGCTGATGTGACTGTTGACTCCACTGTAACTAAGTCGGCACCGGGGTGCAGGTTAAGGTTGTACCTTGAGTTGGCACCTATCTGTACTCTTCGGCTTGCACTGTTTGTGGTTATCTTATAGCCTATATCATCGAGTGTATGCTGCGCCGTGTAGCCGCTGGTAAAATTCCCGTCTATCGGGTCAACCCCAAAAGTCCATCCTCCGCCGTGTGTTCCTGCGGTGTGCGTGTGTTGCTGGCTGATTGAAAACCCAAAGGGTAGCTGGTCAACGATGTTATTCTTTGAAAAGAAGTATGCCCTATTGGAGTTTGTCCCGCGATATATGTCCATATAGGCGTTGACTGTACCATCTATGGTATCACCTATTCTGAATATTCTTTGTGTTCCGGGGGCATGGTACCAGCTACTCAATTCAGTATAGGTATCTACATCATCGGCAAATAGGATGGATGATGTCTTGAGGTTCTCGCTGTTTATGGTTATGCCTCTGTCGCCAGCATCCCCGAAGTCACCAACCTGTAGCTGTACGTCCGTCCTTGGAACACCAGAGTTATTAGTCATGATGGCGTTGTTGACGCTGTTAACCAGAAGCTTGGATTCCATGAATGAATTTTCATCAGCACCACTGCCAGATAATTGCAGTGTGGTGCTTGCTGAATTGTCGAGTAGTTTAACTATACCGTATTGCCCTGCAGTATCTTCCATAGTCATAAATGGCACGGAGCTATCATTTCTCTCGATGGCTGCGACTACGCCGGGGGCGTCACCCTTCACATTCAGTGGACTAGGCCGCAATTCTGAACCAATGCTTACATTAGAGGCATTTTCTATTGCCTTATCCCCTGCGTCCCAGTCAGCGGAGAGAGGGACTGTCCCATCGTGTCGAATATAATCCGGGTTACTGACTATAGCAGAACCGCCCACATTAACCGTGGCTATCCGTAGAGTCTCCTTTTTAACGGATAGCTTAAGGGTGTTATTCCCGCTTCGTAATTTGAATGTTGGCATTATGCCACCTCGTCGTGTACTTTAACCTTGATTCCAGTGAATGTAAATATGTGTCCGAGGGCGTCCGTAACCTCAACCTCTGCGGGGAATTTCCCTGCCTCCGTAAAAATAGGGCTACCACTGCCGGGGGAGGTTTCAGGGAATGCGGAAGCCTTCCCGTTGGCAGCATCTGTTATTGAGAGCGTCAGGCTTACTGGGCCTGCTGTAAGTTGCACCTTAAATTTGATGGTATAGCCGGATATATCCGTGTCTTCCAACTCTATGTCTATGGCTGGTGCCGTATCATTTTTAACGTATTCAATCTGCATGGCCACCTCTTAGTAAGTGTTCAAGAATGCTTTTAACATCCTCTCTTATTTCCTGCTGCCTTGTGTCTATCTTTGTCAGCTTTGATTCTGCCTCTCTGTGTCTCTCTTTTATTTTCTCGTGTATCGCGCTGGCCTCTGTCTTCGTTATAAAATTATAGGAAGCACTGCACGGTGCCATCAGCCCGGACAGGGTTACTGACGCCAAGACTACCGCTATTATCTTCCCCGTATTTCCTATCCATTCCATTATTCACTCATTAACATATATCTTACGGTTAGTGACTGGTGGGGGTTCCAAGACGAATCCCAGACAAGCCTGCCGTATTTGGAGTTTATTGGTATTTGTATATTAACATATCTTTGAGTCCAAGGTGCCCTTATGCGCCATCTCTTATAGTCTACCTGCGATGTAGCACCGGGGCCATCTGAAACCCAGTACCTCCGCCACCATACTTTTCCGGGGTTCCACTGTTCTTCATAATAAAATTCAACGTATGCGCCTATCGGTGGATTCTGTAGCAGCGCCGGGAGTGTTATCCAAACCCCAAGAGTAGAGAAACCAAGTGTCTTTATGGCCTTACCATAGGTAGTAAAAGTGGTGATTGGTATGGCTAATTCACCTGTGTCGAGAAATTCATGTCTGGCTATATGTTGTCCCATGCTATCTCCCCAGCACTCTCTGGGCTTCGCTTCTAGCCCTCTCATCCGTGGACATCTTGGCCACGCCTGAAATCTTTGTCTCCGGCTCCTCTTCCCCGCCAGCCTGTGCTGCGAGTATGCCCTGCAATGAGTTTATATAATTGGGTGACATTGTTATATCGAATGGTGCGCCGAATAGCACAGACAGCTTAACCCTGCTTTTGTAGTCAAGTTCGTCTTCCATACCTATGATGGAGGACAGCAGCCTAGAAACATATTCCCCATACAGGTTTGGATATACCTCCTTCACGGCATTAACCGCATCCCTTGTGACATCACCGCTTTCCAAGTCTTCCAGTATGGAGAAGGGATTATTTATAGCGTGGTATGCCCTAGCAAATTTTTCCATGTCACGCCTACTCACATTCATTCTTCCTGTATTGTAGGCACCCTGAACCATATCTGGCTGCTTGGGGATGCGTCTTGATATGGAGTCTATTGCGCGTGTTATGGAGTTAATGGTTGACGTATGTAGTCCGGGATGACTATCACTTACATCCTCCGTAATCCCCCCAGCAACGGTATTCGCCAATATGCTGGAGTGTGCGTCCTGTATTTCAGATACTCTGTTGTGATAATTTTCTTCAAGGCTTCCACCATCGTCCCACTTGCCCGTAGTCATGGATGGAGAGAGTTTCTCTCTGTGGGACAGGGCGACAATGGGGGCCGGAGTCTTTCTTGCCCAGTTTTCGGCAAAGCGTTCAATAGCATCATCCTTCTCCAAGAGGGCCTTCCGCCACCTCTCAGTATTAAAGATGCCATAAGCGCCCTTCCCTTGGAGTACGCTATAGATGTGCTGTCCCTTGTATGTTCCGACTGACTTCTTCAGCAGCGCCGAGCCCACACCACCGACAACCATAGCAGGCATGGCCCCAGCGCCAACTAAAGAAGCACCCGCCATACCGAGGCTACCAGATATGGCATCGAAGAGACTTATTCCGAGCCCGCCCTTTCCCTCTGCGGCCTCTACAGCCTCTACCACTGTGGCCCATATCGAGTAGTTTTTGTTTTCTGCCCTTAGCTCACCCACCAGTTTAGATAATTTATCATCGCCAAAGTCATCAAGCTTTTTCATCATCTCAAAAAGTATGCCCGTGCCCTCCCCAGCCATGCTGCTGCTTCCGCCGACACTACCATATATACTTCTTATGTTGTAGCCCGCTGCCTTCTGCTCACTGTCTCCGAACTCTTTTATAACCTTATCCCAACTCTTCCTGAACTCCCATACTTCATCCAAGGCCAGTACTAAATCATGTCCCATTTTCTTTTGCGCGTATTCAGCGGCAACAAGACGGGCCTCTAATTCGACTGTCATTCGTGGCGTGAACCCTTCAGGGCCTGCTTCTCCGTATGGGGTTTCTATATCTCTAGAGCCACTCTTCTTCCATATCATTCTCTTCCCATCGGGGGTTATAGCTGGCGCTTGGCTGGGTACATCAAGGACGTCACTTGCGTGTTCCTCAAACCTTCTGCCAACCTGCTCATATCCGCGCTTCACGGTGCTGCCCTCGCCCACTAGCTTAGGATTGGTATATATGGGGTTTCCCCCATCATTAGTCTTTCCCTTGGAGGCGTCCATAAGCCTCCGCCACAATGTCCTCCTCCTTACCCCGGAGATGAGGGTGTTTGTTGTTGGGCCAGCGCCAAACAACCCCATCTGTCCGGCGGCCATGCCGGGTTCTTGTGCCTCTGCCAAGTTGTCTATGCCTTGGGTTACGGTTTTCGCCCTTACCGTCAGTCCACGCCACAATGCCTTTAGGGAGGCTTCTGTCTTGTCGTGAAAATTCTCCAGACGGACGGCAACCTCAGCCACTGTTTGGGCTCCAAACCATGAGAACTCATCGCTATGTACGCCAAGGCCGGGCTCAACCGTACCTATGCCCTCCTTCTGAAGTGTCTCTATAACCTCATGTACTGTTAAACCCTTTTTTCTTAGCTCCCTAACCGTTGCTGCTCTTTGTCCGGTTATATTCTTGAATAGCTGGTTCTCTGCCCAAGGCCCTATGGCTGCCACTCCCCTCCCCGCTATCCCGGCTGCTTTAGATACCGCCCGAATAGGAATAGGCATAAGAGCGCCCACTATAGTGGATATGCCAACAGTGGATAAAAACTTCTCTGCGGCTAAGTCGGGGTTTTCAGTCATCTCCTTATCTGCTAGTCCGTGGCCTATTCCATAGACAACCGCCTCCTGTGCTGCCTGCCCACCCCAAGATAATGACTTAAGCATGAGGCTTTTTGCGGCGGCCTTTTCTAGTGGGGATGTGAACTTTGGGGAAAACCTGCTCATTACGCTGAGGGCAAATTTGTCTGCTGTCTTCGCGGTTGCGTGGGACACAAGCTTAGGTGCCTGCAAGGGGGCCAGCATCACATTCTTAACAGTCCTAGCTGCCTTCTTTGCACCTAGTAATATTTTCCCTATTCTTGATAGGGAGAGGGCAGCTTGGCCAAGGTTGACCGCTGCGGCGGGCAATGCGGTGGGCCCACCCCAGTTGAGTAGCATCTTTG